TCCAACAATTTTACAAAGATGTTATGAGTTCCCATCGAGGATATATGAGAGAGTCAAAGGCAGTTTTCTGAAAGGTTTAACCTGCCTCATATGCTCATATATAAGCAAACGCATCTGTTAGTCCCCTATTTTTTAATCATGGCAGAACAAACTAAATCTGTGAGAAAACTAGAAAAACTAAGACAAAATCGAATTCTTAAACTAGAAGAAAAGCTAGATAAAGATATTCGGGGATATGATCATCTTATTCAATATAAAGATGACCATACTGCGAGTCTTAGGAGTGATTGGGTTGATGAAAATATAAGAATAATAATTATTAAACATAATTACGAAATCAACAAAACAAAAAAAATGCGTATTAAAGAATTTACTAACAAAGAAAGAAAGGAGGTTAATGATGAAATCAAATAATTTTCCTGATAAGGAAATGCTTGATATGCCACCTGATTTAGAAGGTATTACAAGACCAAAGAAAAAAGCAAAAACAAAATTGTTTAAGTTGCGTATTAGAGGTATTGGCAATGCAGCTCTAGTATTACAGACCTATGCAGAAACAGAAAAAGATGCAATTAAATATGTAAGAAACAGATGGGCAGATTGCAAAGTTGAGGTGCTGAAGTGAAAAGAATTGATCTTAAAGACCTAGCAGAATTTATCAAAGATAAAGGTTTTATAGTAAAAAATCATTGTTATAAATGCAATAAAATTTCTTATGGAACAGAGAAAGGAGCAAAAGTTATTGCAGCCGAAATGTTTAGAAGAGGAAAAGGACATTCATATGTATATGAGTGTCCAAGAGGAAATGGGTGGCACTTAACATCAGAAAAACCTGCAAGTGCAAAAAATCCTAAAGTTAGAAAAAAAACAAAATTTACACTAAGAAAAAAAACAGGACATAGTTAAAATGAAAAAAATTATTTTTCCAAAAGATCCATACGAAGGACAAATTTATTGGGACATGGGGACAAAAATTCTTTTTGAATATTGGGAACCAGAAGAAGGATTACCACCCGAAGTAAAAGCAAAATGGGTCGCTTTAGATTTTCAACAAGAATGTGTCGGAATGTTATTTTCTCAAAAAGGAGAAAATAAATATTTTGCATTTAATAAACTAATTGATGTTTTTGGTTGGTCAGAACAACAGATTAAAGATTTACTTAACGCATGACAACAGAACAAAAAATCGCAGCAGCAAATGCTCGCATTAAAGAACTCGAAACCCTTATCAAATTATGGACAAATGACCGAAGAACAAAAAGACTTTCTATTTAGGCATCCCTGGTTTTTAAAACTTTTCCCAAGAGAAGATCGTTTAAAAATTATTGCAAGCTATACAAGAGAACAACAAGAAACCATGATAGCTAGATATGACCTAGAACTTAAATATGGAAAATTTAAGAAAAAATGAATATTGATAAACTACAAAAGCTTTGGAATTTAGCTACTAGAAATCCTAATGAAAACGAGGCACTTGTAGCTGCTCGTAAATTTATAAGTGCTATAAATCGAGAACAAGTAAGTGTACATTTATATAAAGGATCAGCACCTGCTTCCCAGGCAGATATTCAACGAGCTATAGATAATGCATACAACAAAGGTATTAATGATGTAAAAGCACAATATCAAAGAGAGTTAGATCGACATTTAAATACTAAATATAACGAAGGATATTTAGATGGACAGAGAAACGGATATACCGAAGATGATTTGAAAAGACAATATCAAAAAGGATATGCAGCAGGGCAAAAATCTAAAGCTATACAAAAATCAGAGCCATCAGATATTGTCCAAGATAAACAAAACACACAAACAATTAGTATAGGAAATGGTGGTGGTACATCAACAGGTACTGTTATTTTTCATAATCAATCAAGCGGAACAATACATATAAGGCACAATTAAATCTTGTATATCACACATTTAGTCTGCAAAGGACAAATCGGAGTCAACCCGATATATTATGGACTAACAGCAAAATTTAGACCCTGGTATTACGATGGAAAAAAAGTTTATGTCGGTAAATTATACGAAACAAAATCTGAAGCAGAAGAGGCAGCAGAAAGACTTAGGGCAACTTGTATGTTGCGGAAATCATGTCTTTAGAGTTATAAATGGAAAAAGACATTGGATTAGTACACCACCTAATGGATATGAAGATAAAATTTGGCATAGATAATGGCTTCACTTAGATATCATGCAGGTCGCATGGTTCTATATGAAGAAAAGCCAAAATCATGGCGAGTAAAAATCAAAACAAAAAAAGGCAAAGTAGATTTGCCTTTAAATTCTCTTGAGTTAGAACCTGCGTTGATAGAGGCAGAATATCTTTATGCTGATGCTCGATGCTTAAGTAGAAATCATCCAATATGTATCGAATGTATTCATTGGTTAGTAATTAAATCAGAATGTGGATTAGGAATGCCCGAAGGAAAAGCTAGTGGGGGAGTTTGGGCAAAGGATTGTGCTTACTATTGGGAGAAAGAGAATTAGCTTCATCATAAATTTTATCGATATGATCTCCAGCTTGATTAATTATCTTTGTTAATCTAAAATTTTCCATTGCAAAAGCACTAATAAGGTCAGGAATATCATCAGGATCTATATAATTAAAAACTTCACGCAAAACCATCTCAACCTCAAATTCTTCTTCTAGATTGATTTTAGCTAAAGCCCAAGGTTCAACTTTTCGCCTTTTTTTTGCTTGTTCATTAAACCATCCAGACCAAGGCATTTCAAGTTTCATTAGAGTATCCTCCACTCTAACAATAACTGAAAATGTATAAAAGTCTAGTTATTTAAGATATAAGCTGCTTTTTTGTCTTCTATTGTTTGCTCTGGATATTGAATTGTATGCCAAACGTGTTCACATTTAAAACATAATCTGCGTCTTATAATAACGTGTTGCGAGTTTCTATCAGATCTTATTACTTTTTGCCTTGAAAGAGTATTACATTTTGGACAAGTTACAAAATTTAGTCGCTTCATTTATAGATTTATATGGTTTTTTATTTTAGTATATAAATAGCTATAAAAAAAGTCATGCCTTCTGGTACTGGATCATATGGATCAAAAGTAGGAAGACCTCCTAAAAAGAAAAAAAAGAAAGGCGGTAAAAAATAATTACCTGCCTGGGAACAAAGCTTTTTCTAGAGCATTAACTAACTTGTCATCAATCGTATTATCCGATTTCTTGACCATGACTTTTGCTATATCGAGCAAGAGTTTTTTTAATGCTGACCCACGAAGGAAGGCAAAAATGATTGGTTCTATAAGTTTTAGCATTGTATTTAGTGAATTGCTATCTTTATAGTAGCTCATTCCCTACATCCGAGCTAAACCTCTTCTATTGGTGGTCTATAGGAGAGGTTTTTACCTTCTTGGTTTAATCTCTACTACAGCAAGTTCTACTTCTTTTAAACGATGAAATACTTCTTTCATATCATCATGCATATCATCTATTTTTGTTGATAATAATTCTATAGCTGTTGTATTACGAACAAGGTCATCTCGTGATTGTCTACCACGATAAGAAACAGAACCAACAGAGACAAAGCAAGCTGTCATCAACGCTCCCCCGACTGCTGCAATTACTTCAACCACTTTACGAGTCCTCAATATATGTCTATTATGACAGAAAAGGCTTATGGCAGTTAAGAAACCTAAAAATCTTTTGCAAAAGATTAAAGAAAAACTTGACGATAAAGAGGAACAATTTGAGTACATCTCAATCGCAGTCAGGCTTCTGGTAGTTTTTTGGAGCGGCCTCCTCGTTACGAGCAATTATTTACCTAAGATCCCAGGTCTGACAACAGGAGAAAAGCAAGATATCACATTTCCAGCTTCTCTGTTAGCAACAGCACTTAGTTCTTTCGGGCTTGAGCAAGCCAAAAAAGGTAGTAAGAAAGACGATAAAGTTGCAGAAAATCAAGGTATGGTACAGACTATAAGGGTAATAACACCTATTAAAATTGAAGGTGCTGAAGTAATCGACCCTAAACCAAACAAATGAAAAAGCTACTTCCATTTTTGTTTTTGTTCTCAGCTCCAGTTTATGCGGACATAACTTCTTCTATCAGTTCATCTGTAAAGCTAGAGGTTTCAGCAGCAGCAACAGCAGCAGATCGCATCGGAAACTCATATAGTGTTTCTGGAACAGGAGTTACTACAACAGACGGCACAACTGCTGGAAGTGTTGGAGGACTAGGTACTGCAACTAATGGTGTAAACGCTTATACACCAATTACTGCATCTCAGTTAACTGACGGAGAAAGTTTCAATTACACAGTTTCTCATACTACTGGAGATACAATAGGCACGAGTCTTACCACAGGTGAAGTAAGTGCTTTTGGTGATTTGACTAGCACATCGGGAGGAACAGCAACAAATTTAGCTGGTACTGTTGATAATCATGTAATCACAATTACAGCAGGGTCAGCTGGTACTAGTGCAACTGCTGCTTATGTAACTTCTGTGACTGTGGATTGAAAATGAGCTATGCGGAAGCTTTTATTACTGTTATTTTTATATGTTTTACCAGCTAATGCAAATATTGTTCCTAATTTTACTACAGGAACTATGTCGAGTACCACAAATACGACTAGTACTCTTTCAGAATCGATTACTAGCAAAGATTTCTCAACAGGCTACGAATATACAGTTACAGGCACAGGAATATCACATGATGGAGGAAATATGGCAGCTACCGCAGTTGAAGTTAATGGAACTGTAGGAGGTACGACTTATAAATGGACAGGATTAGATATGACAACAAAACCAAATTGGACTCAAACAAATCCTACATCGGGAGATTCTTTCCAATTTACAGAAACATATCATGGCCCAGGTTTGCAGAACATAACGACAATCCAAAGAGACATAACAACAGAGTCCGTTACTACTACTACCTCTGTGTTCTCGCAATAATCTTAAGCCCTGTAAAAGTTTTAGCTAATGCTGTCAGTCAAAGTAATAGTGGATCAGTTACTAATCAGAATTGGAATGTAAATAATGGTAGTTTTCATACGAACCAATATGGAGGTGGAGTTGTATGTCAGGGAGCAATGATGACCATAACTCCATTTACTACTTTTAATTCAAATTATCGCAAACCTTTTAGCCACTTTTATGAAACTCCTGTTTACGATCAAACAGATATAGTCGGAGATTTTGATGATAATGGTAACGCTATAGGAGATGGTACACCTGATAATCCAGGCAAAATTCTGTACTACCAGCAAAACTATTCTGGTACAAATAAAGATAGCTACGCACTTGGAACAGGAATAACCTTAAACTTTTCTATTCCATTAGATAGAGGATTACAGAAACAATGTAAAGAAGCCGCTAAAACTCAAACTGATATACAAAAACAAACACTTAAGAATCTAGAACTTGATTGGCATTTTGCAAGATTAAAGCATTGCGGACAAAAGAAAATCGAGGGAATCCGTTTCGCAAAAAATAGTCCTTACTATGATCTATGCTCCGATATAGAAATAGTGCCTAAAGCCAATCAAGTATTGCCACATAATCATAAAATTACTAAGGATTAGTTTTATCTTTCTTTTTTGTGAACTTCTTAATTATATTTTTTACTAATGGTTTTATAGCGTTGAGAATAAGAGGTGTAGTCGCAGCCACACTAGCGATAAGAGTAGTAGAGACAACAGTACTAAATTCTGGGATGTATTGATCTTTAAAATCAACTTTTTCATAAATAGTACGGCATTCGCCAGTATCTTTCTCTCTAATATAATCCTTTATTCGTTCCAATTTCTTTTCGTTAACAAACGAGCCAATTCTTAAATCATTTTTACCAGGACAAGGTTCTAATTTTACTTCTTTTTTTTCTTTTGGTATCTCTGGTTTTACTTCTTTTGGTTTAGGGACTTCATTATTTTCCACTCTTTTTTCTTGTTCTTTATTTTCAACAATCTCTATTTTTCTTCTGTCATATAACATGGGTTCAAATGTTGGCATTGAGCCGTAAGGACAAGAGATCGTTGTCCCTGTTAGATCGTCATCGTATAACGCAGTATTCTTAGGACTTGCATCTCTGTGATACTTTATACATCCAGGTAATTTTATAGATGGCGGTGGTACGTTTAATACTTGATAAGGAGTATGTAATGGTATATCTATTTTTATTTCTGGTATAGAAATCTCAGGTATTTTTATTTCACTCATCTTTATCTACATCTCCAATAGAAATAGACCACCCATCTTCTCCAAATTTACCAACTTCTTTTATAACAGGTTTTTTTATTTTTTTATCTAATTCTTCGTGATATTTTTTTATGTCATTATCTAGCTCTAGATTAAATTTTTTTATTCTTACCCAGCTAATAAATTTATCTATGTAATATTTAATTAGTTTTTTTATAAATCCATATATCATTGCTCATAAGAATTATGATAAATCCTAAGTTGTATTAGTTCAGCAAAGTTTTTATTTTTTGATCCACCATCATATGCCCAAGCATAGCCTTGCTCGATCATTTTTTCATTAAGTGATTGCTCATCATCTCCTACATATAACCAACCAAGCAATCTTCCATATTTACCCATACCACCTTTAAGTTCGGTTCTTATTGTTAATTCCTCATCACCTTTAATTGCATCCTCCAAGTTTTTCTTCATCCAATTTGTTGCATCTATCCCAAGTGCTTTTTCTTCTAAGTCTTTAGTCCTTTTTTCTGGAGTATCAATACCAGCAATTCTAACTCTTTCTTTTTTATAAAGATCAAATCCAAGATCTATAGTTACATCAATCGTATCGCCATCAACAACACGATTTATTTTAGTAACACGAAAGTTATAGCAACTTTTTCTGCTAGGTGGAATCATTACTCCCATTAGAACTTAGGTAAAGATTTTGTTGGTAAAGGTAATGCTGGACTTGTCATTTCTGGTAAACCTTGATCTAAAACTTTAGGTAAAAGCCCTTGTACGTTTGAAAGCACTTCGTTCATTAATTTAGTTTTAAATTGTTCTGATGTTACATATTTATATCCAAAGTACGAAGCACCTAAAGTGCTGGTTATAAGAATGAATGAAGCTATACTTAAAATGTTAGAGATTTTTTGAAACATGATAAAAGATTCAGTAATACGAGCTTGCTCAATGATGAGCATAGTTGTTCTGCTTCTAATTGTAGCCCTAAGTCCTCTTTACGTCACTATGGGTCTTATGACAAGGCAGATGCAAGAAAAAATTAATTAGATTTTTTAGCGTCTGATGGTTTTAATTCTGCTTCTTGATTTTTTGTAGATAATAATTGTGCCTGTGCATCTTTTACACCAATAATTGCACCTTGATACCTGTCTTCATTTTTACATTCAATTTCGTATGCACGTTTATGCTGTGCTTTACGATTTTGAATAGCGATAAGCTCTTCTTCGTATTTTTTAAGTAAGTCTTCTAATGGATTTGTCATGCTCCTACCTCCATAACTGTAATTGCAGATGCTCCATGAAACCAGTTAGCATCCCAAGTTCTGTTTAAATAAGTCGTACCAGAATGTACTCTCCATCTAATACCATATGTAATCGCACTTGTTGTATTTGGTGAGTCTAAAAATTCCCAAGCATGACCATCATATCTTGACCCTCCTCCATGAGCAAAAGAGCCGTCTGCATCATCATCTAAAACACTTGAAACACCTATATCAGTTGCAGTTCCACCTATTGTTCTTTTTAATCTAAAATTTGACTCAGAACTAGAACCAGCTAGATATAAACCACCTGTATATAAAATTTTGCTACTTGTTGCGGATGGTGTAATAGTAACTGTTAAACCCGATATATCTGCAAAAGTTCCAGAGTTAGTGCTTGCAGTATCATTTTTAAAAGTTTGAATTACCTGTAAAATTTTACCTCCACCAAAACCAGTTGCCGTTCCAGAACACGTTGCATTGGCTGGAAACGTGACATTCCCAGATGCGTCCATAGTAATTGCATCAGCAGAAGCACCTGTATGCCTAATTTGATTAACAATTAATCTGCTGCTCATAATTTATGGTTTTGGATATTTGTCCTTTGTAGCTTTGATTGCAGTTGCAAAAGCACCTGATGTGGTTACTGTACCAGCAACAATGTCTTTATACAGAGCATCTAACTGATCTCCTATTGTTGGGTAGATAGTATCTGTTGTACCAGCTTCACCTGTTCTTTGAATCTTATAAAGAACGGCTGCTGCTGCTGTATCTAAAGCAGTCCTAGCTGCTGCCACCTTTGCATCATCTAGTGTTACTGAATTACCATCAGCATCAAATGCTCCAGCAGAATCATCTATAGAAACAACAGGTTTTGCTTCTGATTTGTAAGCTTCGTAAATAGCTTCGTGATCTAAGGCCATAATAGTTTTTCCTTAATTATAGAAGATGGACATTAAGCTGCCACCTCCTGTACTGTAATCCAACTGAGTCCATATTCTCTTGAAGTAGCATCGCCATCGTCAACACATCTATTATAATAAAAAGTTCCAGTTCCTTCCCCATTTGCAATTTGTACAGTATAAGTAACAGCACTTGTGGTATTTGGTGAGTCTAAATATCCAGCACAAATACCATACTCAGGCGTATCATTCCTATTTACTGCATCAGTTGTTCTAAGCGGTTGAGTAAAAACAGGAGTTCTGCTACTACCTCCAACATTACCACCGAAAGTTGTTGTAGAACCGCCTGATATTGCTCTTTTTAAAACAAAATAATAAATTTGTGGCCCACTTGATGTTTCACCCATTTGGTGAAAAGAAACGAGTATTTTACTATTTGTTGCTGAAGGAGTTATAGTTACATTTTGATTTGGTATGTCAACAGGAGTTTGTTGACTTGAAATACTAAGACTTCCAAAAGCATCCTGAGTTGAGTTTGTTAATACTTGAAGAATTTTACCACTTGCACCAGCACTAGCAAAACTTAAATTACCCGAACCATCAGTAACAATTCTTTGACCAGATGACCCATCAGCTTGCGGTAGCTTAAATTCAACCTCACTTGATGAAGGGTTTGATGTTGGTACGGCTAACGAAACTGCATTACCACCAGAATGTACGAGTTTAATTTTTCCTGTCATGCTGATACCTCCATAACTGTAAGTGTTGCACAGCCTCTACTATATGAACCACTATCAGAATCAACATTTAATCTATTAATTTTAATAGTTGGGCCATTACTGCCTACTGATACTTGAACTTTATAAGTTTGAGCAGAAGCAGAACTTGGAGAATCTAAAAAACAAAGAGCATCCATTTTATTTACATCGTTTCTAGATTCATACGCTTCACTACCAGATACAGGAGTTCTTGAACCATAGCTTGTAGGCTGAAGTATTACTCCACTTGTTGTACCATTTAATCTTATACCTCCACCATAATTACTTCCCATATGTGGTACGTTTGCAAAAATTAAATATTTACTGCTTGAGGAAGCTGGTGCATCCATAGTTACACTTAAACCAGGTATATCTGTTCCGTTTGAAGAAGACGTAAAAGTGTCAGTTTTAACTACTTGTTTATATTTTATAATTTTACCACCAACTCCACTAGCTAACATATCTCCATCGACAATTCCATCAGGTAAACCTCCTACTGCGATCCCTGTAATTACTCCTGTGTTTCCGTTGATTGATACTGGCATTAGACTATAGTGAACACCGATCCAGAGGGTATAGTTAAAGTATAGGTTGCCATTGAAAAAGGGCCAGCAGCTAAACCATTTTTATTATTACCAATCGTAATATTCCCTGCTGCTGCTACAGGATTTTGAAATATACCATCAGTTTCACCACCAGCCGATATTGCATTGGTAGAGGCAGCCGTTATCCTACCCTGTGCATCAACAGTAATAGCTGGTATTGCAGTAGCCGAACCATAACTCCCTGCACTAACAGAGGTATCAGCAAGTCCAGCAGCTTGAGCTTTAGTTAATCCCATTATGGTGAAAACTCCAAAATTGTAAGAGAAGATACAAAACGTGCAACGTAGTTATCATTAGTATTACCTGCATCTCTGTTTATATAAATAGTGTGCGTAGCATTATTAGCATGACCAAAACGAACATCATAAGTAGTGGAACTGTTTGCTGGATTATCAATTAGTGTTTGAAAACTATGAATCATAGCTTCATGTGAAGATGTACCTTGACTTGTGGATGTTGCTCGCTTTTGGCTACTTAATCCTTGATCTCCTATAATTGTGCTAACACTTCCACCAATATATAAATATCCAAAAGTATTAACAGAAGTATCTATTCCAATATGACAAGTATATGAAAGTAGTAATTTGTTACTTGTACTAGCAGCAGTATAATTAAGTGATATTAAAGCACCGCTAACCGCTCCTTGTGCAATTGATGAAACACTAGCAGTATCTTTTTTTAAGGTTTGAGCATAATTTACAAGTTTACCTCCACCAAAACCTGTAGCTGTACCAGAGCAAGTTACATTGTTAGGAAAAGTTGCATTTCCCGATCCATCCATTGTTATGGCATCTGCTGAAGCAGAAACGGATCGTATTGCGTTAGTTACTAACCTACTCATGCTGCTACCTCCTGACAAGTTATTGAACTAGGTGTTACTCCAACGGATTTTGCATTATCCCATAAATCATGGGGTCTATTTACATACACAACATAATTAGAATCATAGCCAGAAGTATATTGAATTTGATATGTTACCTGACTTGTTGTATTTGGAGAATCTAAAAATGTACCTCCTAAAAACCAAGGATGTCTGCCACCATAAGAACTCCAACCAACAACCCAGTTACTAGCTCTTGTTCTGCTACCGCTTGTATCTCCAATAAATAAATCAGTACTATCTCTTCTTAATTTTAATCCACCAGAATATACACTTGAAGAAACTGCAAAATGAATACCCCAATTAACTAATATTTTACTTGAATTAGCTGCTGGAGTAATATTAACTTCAAATAAAGATCCACTACCTGTTTCATCTGTACCAGGAATTGTTACCCATCCAAAGTTTGTTGTTGATGATGTATCAGTTTTAACTGCCTGTTTAACCTGAAGAATTTTACCGCCACCAGCATCAGCAAATGACAAATTCCCAGAAGCATCCGTAACTATAGCCTGTCCAGCTGATCCGTCAGATTGAGGTAGTTTTAAAGTTAAATCAGATGCAGGGTTAGAACTTGGTGCAGCTAATATAACTCCATTACCACCGCTATGTAATAACTTAATCTGACTCATGCTGCTACCTCCATAGCTGTTATTGTTGAAACACAGTTTGTCATGTAAGTGTAATTATCATTCGTTGGAGAACTATTAATACCAATAATGTAACTAGAAGAATAAGGGCTATGTGCTTGTAATTTATAAGTTGTTGCAGACGTTGTATTTGGAGAATCTAAAAGCTCTTGAGTTACACTTCTTCCATCAACATAAGATGACATATAACTACCAAAAGAACCTCTAGTTTGACTTGTAGCACTTGCGTTTTGATCTCCTATAAAAATTGTACTATCACTACCTCTTAGTAAACGCATAGCCCAATATTGATTATTTGTAAAAGCACTAACACAATATCTAATTAGAACTTTATTAGAAGCTGAGCTAGGTGTAATAGTCACACTCATGCCTGCAATATCAACTAAACTTGTCGATTGTATGGTTGTTTTATCTTTCTTAACTGTTTGTATAACTTGAAGAATTTTACCGCCAACACCAGTTGCTAAATCAGCAGCTTGTATTATTCCATCTGGTAAACCACCTGCTGATATTCCTGTTACTGTTCCTGATCCGTTTAATACTATTGGCATAATTTACCCCCTAGACAATAACATAACGTGAACCTGACGGAATGGTAATTGTTACCCCACTTGCTACTATTATATCCCCTGCACTTATTCCTGACTTGTTTGTGGTCATAGTATAATTATTTGAAATTGTTAGCGAGTTTTCTGTCACGCAACCATCTGCTTTTTGTGATGATACTCCAGTTAATGCTGATCCATCTATAGCTGGTAATGCACCAGTTAATGCAGATGAAGGTAAGTTAGTTAAACTTGCACCCGATCCACTAAATATAGTTGCTGCTAATAAACCAGTAGCAGAGTTAAATGTAAGATTAGATCCTGACTTTAATCCCAAGTCTCCTGTTGCAGCAGTAGCAAACAATGGGAAACAGGTAGTATCAGAACTTTCATCAGCAATAGTATTAGTCGTTGC